TATTCATCTTGTCCAGCGTCGAATCGACGTTGGTGGAGCTATTGACGAGCTTCGACGTGTCGGCTTCTACCTCGTAGTAGATCGACCCGACATTCAATCCGCCTGCCATCAGTGAACCCCTTTAGCTGCCTTTCGCTTTGCTTCGATTTTGTCGAACCACGCCATGGTGGCGTCATGCTGTTCTTTGGTTGGTGCCTTGGCGCCGGGTGCGTTACTTTCGGCCTGCGGGAACTTGGCGCGCAGCGCGCCGACCATCCCGGTCATCGTCAGATCCCAAGCGTCTCGCTCCGAAACGCCTAGATGAGCCATGGCCATAGCCACATGGTCCCGGGCCACGAACTCCTTCATATACACCGGCTCATCATCCCCCGGCCGCCTCGGCAACGGGGGCAGTGCGCCGGTGACGCCATGCTTCAGCAGGCAGCGCGCCAGCGGAACCACATGCTCCGCCGGCGCAGCCCCTGGCACGTATTCCAGCGACCCGGCCGTGGCCTCGTACATGCCAAACAATGACGAAGGGTCGACGTCTTCGCTAGCGCATGCGTAGATGACGCCCAGGGCGGCCTGAAACAACCGGCGCGCCTGGGCCTCATCGTCAGCCCCACCCATGACCGTGGCGAATGTCTCGACGATCTCTGCCGGGTCTCCCAGCCTAGACATTGCGTACAAGGAGGGACGCAAACGCACTACGTGCTCCCCCGCGTACACGCCCACTTCGCCAATTTCGGTCAGGATCATGGGTTACGGCGCAGTGACGGTCACCGGAACAGTCACGCTCACCGACGGGCGGGCCGCGCTGGTGATCTTGATAGACGTGGAGCCTTCAGCCACGCCCGTGACAAGGCCAACATTGCTGACGGTGGCAACGGCAGGCGCCGCGCTTTCGTACACCAGCCCCGGAGCGGCGCCAGTCGGAGAGACAGAAGCCGTCAAGGATTGCGTCGCGCCCTCTTCCACGGACACTGCGGTGGGTGACACCGAGATTCCTTGGACCAGGGGAACGACGGTCAGGGCAACAGTGTCCGTGACGCTAGGAGCCACGCTGGAGGCCGCCGTGATCGTCACGGAGCCTGCGGCGATGGCGGTAATCTGGCCCGTAACTTGGTTGACCGTCGCCATGGCCGGATTGGACGATGTCCAGCGCAGCGATTGCGAGGCACCGACAGGCAGCACCACGGCTTCGGCATCGAAGGACTGGCCAACCGTCAGGCTCAGTGTCGACGGGATCACCTCGACGCTCGTCGGGTCCGCGGCGTCCGGGTTCGGCGTGTCTTCAACGATCAGACCGAAGTCGCTGCCGGTGGCGCTCGCTTCGAGACTGAACGTAACGACGTCGTCAAACGGAGCGCTGCGGCTCATGTTCGGAACCAGCATGAACGCAGTGAACGTCAGGTCCGGGAACGTCATGCGCATCCAGGCCACGGGCTGGCCGCCGGTGGCCTCCGGGCGCGCAACGTGCTTGGTGATCTCGATCAAGTTCTCGGAGCCAGCGCCGGAAGCCTTCGCCGTGCCATCACCTGAGATGCTCAGGGTCTGGAAGGTGGCGATGTTCTCGCGCAGCGCGCCAACCGAGTCGTCTGCCGTTGCGTCAGCGGTTTCCCATTCGAGCGTGAATTCCTTGGTCCGCAGAGCCGCGAATCGCTTCCAATCGGTCTCGGCCGGCAGTTGATCGCCGCAGCCGATGTGGTACTCCAGGACCACGTCACGGCCAACATACTTCTGGTTCTTGCAAGTAGCCATTAGTGGCCTCCAGTTATAAAAGCACTTCGAAATCAAGCGAGTACCAGGGACGGTTCTCGCTCGTGTAGCCGGGGCCGACGGCTTCGCCGACCGCGCGCACGGACGCCGCGCCGCATGGCGACGAATCGCCTAGAGCGGCCTGGGCCAGTGATTCCATTGTTTGTTCGACAGCGACCACGTGCTTGCGGCCATCTCTCGGGCCTAGCAGGATCACTTTGAAACGAATAACGCGGTCCTCGACGTCCGGCGCCGGTCCGCCCATCTGCTGCACAGATGCGATGAATGCGCCGTTGACGGACGGGCTGTCAATCCACATCCCGCGGCTGAATAGGTATCCGTCGCCAACGACCGCTTTGAGCCACTCAGTAAAGGCGTCAAACACCGTAAATCCTTTTGAGAATGGCCGGCACCGCGCCCTTTATCTGATCAAAGCCCTTGGTAAGGAATTCGGGCTCCGCATTGGGGTCCCAGTAATTTCCGTTCCCCGTCCCGCCGCCGAACGCTACGCCCGCCCGAGTCTTGCCGAAGTCAGCGCGCGGCTTGCCCTTCAGCTTTCCGGAGGCCTCGTGAACCGCCGCGGCATAGGAAGCCGTGTACCCGACGGAGCCGGACACCTTTCCTTCCTTCACGTCGATCTGTGGCGCGTACTGGCTGTTGACCAGGTTGCTGGAGTCGATCGGCGTCATCTGGGCAGCCATGGCCGAGCCCTGCGACAGTGTCTCGTAGACGGCGCGCTCGGTCTTGCCTTCGCCGATCTCCTTGACCGCGATCCGAAAGCCGCGCTTGACGCGCTCGATGCCCTTGACCGGCATGTCAGGTCACCAACTTGAGGTCCGGCTCTTCGCCGAAGAACGACATATCCCAGTTCGTCACCGAGCGGATTTCTTCCCAGCCGTTCGAACCGTCAAAGCGGATCTGATCCAGGTACTTGGGGCGCTTGTCTTCGGTAAAGATCACGTGCTGAGACAGAAACTCCGCCCCGCGCGCCCCACTCTGCCCGCCCGACTCGCGCTCCATCTTGCTTTCCGCCGTCCAGGTGCAGGCGATATCGAACTCAGGGCCGTAAACCGTTTCGCCGGTCCTCATGTCGATCGACACAAACGGTCGGACCGTCGCGATATTCGTATAGCTCCAGTTGGCGGTGGCACTCATTCGTGACACCCGCCCTTGGCGATCCACATGCCCGCGAACGCCTTCTTGGTCGGATCAGGGGGAATCAGCTCGGAAGCGCATCCGAACTTGTCCAGGCCCCGCAGCAGCGACAGAGCGCCCCTCCATCGGTCGGCGAATCCCTGATACCGGAACGAGCGAGACGCGCCACTGGGCGCCGTCTGGCTACTGATGTAACGGTCTCCCTGCCCTAAGCCCATCAGGCTCAACAAGTACAACTGGATCAGCAGCGCCGTTTCCGGCGTGTAATGCTCATCCAGACATTCCTGGATGCTGTTTGCCTGGGCGACCAGCGCCGTCAGGACGAAACCCGGCAAGACGATCCCCTGGCCTTCCAGATACTGCTTGGCTTGGTCGATCGTCACCATATCCAGACCTCAAAATAGAAATGGCCCCACCATCAGGCAGGGCCAAAAGAAATCCGCCCGTGGGCGGTTACTTGGCGGCAGGCTTCAGCGGGTCGCCGTCGGGCAGCAGGGCAACCAATTCATCGGCGCCCTTGCGGCCGTCGTACTTGATACCCAACTCTTTCAGGCGGCTCTTGACGTCACCCTTTTCCTGTTCGGCGACACCCGAACCTGCCCCGGGAGTGGCCGGCACCAGGGCTACACCGTCATCCGCCTTGCGCACACGAGTGCGATACAGCGGATGGGCGGCCTGGTCGGGCGTGAGCTCGATCACGGAGCCGGGCAGCAACACTTCGGCGCCGATCATCTTCCGCAGGAGGATGTACTTGGATTTAGCCATGATCGCCCCTTAGGCTGCGCTGGCGTACAGCACGCCACTCCGGCCCTGCGCGTCAGCCTTCACCTGCAGGCCCGATGCGCCCCAGACCAGAACATGCCAGTCATCCATGGGCGTCACGCGCGGGATCGGCGTGGTGGTGACCGGCATGCCGACGACCGGGCGGATGTACTCGCTGGACAGAATGATGGCCAGGAATTCATTGCCGGTTACGGTGTCAGTGCGCTTGAAGCCAGCCACGCCGGGGATGCGCTGCAGGCCCTGGAGGATGGTTTCGACGTTGCTGGTGCCGGGGTTGGCGATGCGCAGAAGGTTGAACCAGATCGCGTCCGAGATGTAGAACGTGACATTACCGACGGCGTTGTTGCCCTGGCCCTGGAGCGCTTGCAGCGCGGCGACAAAGGCACCCCATGCTTGCGCAAAGGTCAGCGTCGGGCTGGTCAGGTCCACATTCAGGCCCGCGGCGCCCAAGTTCAACGCGATCGTGTTCGGGTTGTTCTTGATGCCGTAGGCTTGGTAGGTCTTGTACGTCAGATCCGGCGTGCCATCGACGAAGTTGTCGACGGTGCGCTTGCGGACAAAGCGCGTAGCCGCGGCCTGATCGTCCAGCAGAGCGTCGTAGCCTTCCGAGCGCATGCCTTCCAGCTCGCGCCAGATGCGGCCGACCTGCGTGGAGTGAACCAGAACGATAGCGCCGTCATAGTCAAAGCTGACGTGGTTCACCGGCTTGCGGTGCTGGCCATCGATGCTGGACCGGACTTCCAGCTCATCCGCACCGTATCGGCGGTATTCGCTGACGATCTTGCCGATGTGGACGTTGCGCGCCAGCGGCATGAGGTCATTCAGCAGGACCCCGCCCTCATCGGACAGCATCAGCGTCTTGGTCTGCGTGTCGAAGTCACGCCACACCTCACCAGGGATGCGCGCCTCGTTCACTTCCAGGCCGGCGGCCTTCATCAGGCCGGTTTCGTGGTCCCAGTTCGCGGTACGTGCGTTCACGATGAACTGGTGCTGCTTCTTCAGGCCGGAATTCGCTTCCAGGCCCTTTTTGTCTACGTAAAAAGCCATTTTCGGCCTCCTTAGCGGATCTTGAT